ACGCCGTTGGTGCAGCATCAGACTCGCATCACGTGCTGGCCGCCATTGGCGCACCACACCGACCAATAGACTCACCAAACCGAATGACTGCGACAGATTGGGATGGCAACATTGTTGAATCGGCGATCTACATCTAGCAACAATTTTTCGAGCGTACTATCTGGAACACAGGTATCCGATCAGGTAAAACTTGATTTATTTAATCCAGTAACAGGACACAAGCGCGGAACTGTAACCAATGCCAGTTCCGAAACTGTGCAACAGTCAATACGTGAAGCCTGCGCTGGATTTCAGGTTTGGAAAGATTACACGCCTGCGCTCAGATCATTGCGCTTGCTGGAGTTTGTGACTGAATTAGAAAACAATTCCGTTGAATTAGCAAAGGCGGAATCAAACTCAACTGGTAAGCCTTTAGCGCAATCACTTAAAGAAGTTGCTGGCGCTATTGATGTGTTTCGATTTTATGCTGGCGCTGCTCGCACGATGCAGACACAAAGCGCTGGAACTTACATTCCAGATACTTACTCAATGGTCATGCACGAACCAGTTGGTTGCTGGGGAGTAATACTGCCTTGGAACTATCCGATGATGATGCTTGCTTGGCGCATTGCCCCTATCTTAGCGGCTGGCAATACCGCGATTGTTAAGCCTGCATTAAGCACGCCAGACACCGCCGTTATGGTTGCTGAAATTGCAGCGCGCATTTTGCCTAACGTATTACACGTATTGACGGGTGACGAAACTGTAGGGCAGGCACTTGTCATTTCAGACATAGACGGGATTGCTTTTACTGGCAGCGTTAATACTGGTCAATCTATTGCAAAGGCTAGGCCTGACTTGCCAGTTTCTCTAGAACTAGGTGGCAATGGCGCTTGCATTATTTTGCCAGACGCCCCTTGGTTTACGGCGCGCAAATTAGTTGAGGCTTTGATTTACAACGCTGGACAGTCTTGCGCTGCAGCATCAAGAATTATTACCGTTGGCGATTGCTCAGATTTTGAAAACAAACTCATCAAAGAAATACGCAACACAAAGGCAAGTAAGTTTGGTCCACTAAATAACATTAATCAGAAAGAAAGGCTGGCAGCAATACTGGCAAACTCCAGTTGGAATCATAGGCATCAAGGAACTTGTGATGCTGATGGATACCACGTGCCAGCACAAGTTTATTGGGTAAGTGACAATAGCAGCGCCATTATTCAAGAAGAAGTGTTTGCCCCAGTTTTCACCGTTCAAAGAGTGGCCACTATCTCTGAAGCAATTACTTTGGCTAACAGCACTGAGCAGGCATTAAGCAACTCTGTCTGGACTTCTGACATAGAAAATGCATTACGCATCGCAAGCAGCATGCAAGGTGGCGAGTCTTGGATTAACTGCCACTTAGCGCAATCGCCAGAGTTGCCGCATAGCGGAAGAAAGCAATCGGGTACTGGCGTTGATCTAAGCGCTCAAGCACTAAATGAATACACAAAAGTTAAAACAATAACAGTGGGATTTGAAAATGGCTAAAATACGCAAGGCGCAAGAAGTAGATACCAATGTCTGGGACATGACAATGCAGCGCATTAACTACATCTATGACATGTTTGACGAAATTGTTGTTTCATTTTCAGGTGGCAAAGACAGCACCGCCGTTTTGAATACTGCGTTAATTGTTGCAGAGGAACGTAATCGCTTACCGTTGCGCGTAGTTTTTTATGATGAAGAAGCAATCCCATTTCAAACCGAGGAGTACGTTCGTAGGGTTTCTAAAGACCCTCGCATCAAACTTGAGTGGTACTGCCTGCCCCTTGAACTACGCAATGCTTGCTCACGAAAGCACCCAACTTGGTATTCATGGGATAAAGACGATGAGGATAAATGGGTACGGCCACTGCCCCCAGAAGCAATTACATCGCATCCACTTATTGACGGCCTGCCAAAAGAAAAGCGAATGGGTTGGGCTGAGTTTGCGCCAACACTTGCAACTGGCAATAACACTGCTTTTCTTATGGGCATCCGCGCATCAGAGTCAATGACGCGCCGCCGCGCTGTAACCATGAAGAAGATAGATAACTTCATCATCAACTACGGAACTGGCCTTGCTAAGTGCTATCCAATTTATGATTGGCAAACTGTTGACGTATGGACAGCGCCACAAAAGTTTGGATGGGATTACAACCGCGCCTACGACCACATGGAAATGCTAGGCATTGGACCAGATCAACAGCGTTGCGCTCCGCCATTTGGAGAAGAACCGCTTGGCGGATTATGGGTTTTCGCGCAAGCATTCCCTGATATCTGGGACAGAATGATTGATAGAGCGCATGGTGTGGCAGCCGCCGCACGTTACGCACGAACCGAACTCTATGGATTTGGCGGCGTACCAGAGAAGCCCATTGACAGCACATGGCCTGAATACATTGAATGGTTACTAATGAAGCACCCCGTAGAAGTTAGAAAAGGTGCAGCATCTTCGGTTTCTCATTTAATTAATATGCACTACGAAAGAGTCAGCACACCAATAGCCGAGAAAACTAAGCACCCACTAACTGGCATTTCATGGGGTCGCATTTCAAGCATTGCAATGCGCGGCGATACCAAGGCACGCAGAACGCAGACAACCATTTATCTAAATCAAGGAACCGTTGAGTTTGAAAGAAAACTAGCGGCCTACAATGCAGAAATTGACATGATTACAAAACAGGGCAGATTGGAACAGTTATTACCATGACACTAGAACAGCAACCATTATCAAATGTTGAATGGGTAAAACCAGAATCCTTATTTGCGAATGAATACAATCCGAATCACGTAGCGCCACCTGAAATGAAACTATTAAAACTTTCAATTCTAGAAAATGGCTGGACTCAACCAATAGTCGCGCACCCTACTGGCGAAATTGTTGATGGCTTTCATCGCTGGACACTAGGTTCAAAGGATGCCGATATCCGCGCTTTGACTGACGGGGTGGTTCCAGTAGTACGGCTGCGAGAAACAGCGCCTGACGTGGCGCGTATGGCCACCATTAGGCACAATAGAGCGCGTGGCAGCCACTACGTATTAAAGATGGCCGACATTGTAGAGGAACTGCACAATAAGTTTGGGCTGCAGGGTGATGAGATTGCAAGACGGCTCGGCATGGATGATGAGGAAGTTGAACGGTTGCTAGACCGAGGCAACAGTTTGAAGCGAAACTCGCAAGCAAACTTTAATAATGGATGGGTTCCATCTGACTAGGAGTAACAATGGCTCCGAGGGGCAGACCTCCAAAGCCCATTGAGCAAAAGCGACTCGCTGGGAATGTTGGAAAACGACCATTACCTAAAAACACAATCGAATTAGTGCGACCAGTCGGATTAGAAATAGAACCACCAAGACCTCTAGGACAAACTGGCAAGCAGTTCTGGGACAGAATCTGGGGCATGGCCAACACATGGCTATCGCCAGAGAGCGACCTTGAATTAGTAATGATTACAAGCGAACTGATTGACGAGCGCTGGAGTTTAAGAGTAACGGTATTTAGAGATGGCAGGCCAGAGGATAGAAAGGCCTTGCGCAATCTTGAAAAGCAACTAGTCGCTAATCTATCGCTGCTTGGTTTCAGTCCGACAGACAGAAGCCGATTAGGTATTGCTGAGGTAAAGCGGCAAACTAAGTTAGAGGAGTTGAGAACAAAAATTGACGAAAGTAAAAAGTAAGATTTTTACACCTGCGATAGTCACACCAGTTCCAGCCGCAAGCCTAAAAAACTCACGCGGCTGGGAGGTATCTCAATTTATTAATACCTTTGCGATGCAAACCAAAGAAACTGTTGCAGGTTATGCAGGCGACCCGATACACCTACGCCCTTGGCAAATGGAATTACTTAATCACATCTTTGCTGTAAATCCAGACGGTTCGCTAAGACATAGAACCGCCCTTGTAGGAATGGCGAGAAAGAACGGGAAATCGGCGCTAGGTTCAGGCATTGCGCTTTGGTCGCTAATTATGGGAGTGCAGGGCGGCGAAGTTTATTCTTGTGCAGCCGACAAAAACCAAGCGCGAATTGTATTTGGTGACGCTAAGCGAATGATTGAAGCCGAACCTGAATTAGCCGAACTTTGTAATGTGTATCGTGACGCAATCGAAATGCCATCAACTGGTTCGGTTTACAGAGTGCTTTCTAGCGAGGCTTTTTCAAAAGAAGGTCTATCCCCTACTTGCGTTATCTTTGACGAATTGCACGCTACGCCAAACAGAGAACTCTTTGACGTTATGACACTTGGTATGGGTGCGCGTCGCGAACCTATCTTGATTGGTATTACAACGGCGGGAGTAAAGTCCGATAACACTGGTCAAGACTCAATCGCATACTGGCTTTATCAATACGGCAAGCGCATCGCTAATAAAGAAATAGATGACCCTAGTTTCTTTATGGCTTGGTGGGAATCACAAGCAGATTCTGACCATCACGATATTGAAACTTGGAAAGCGGCTAATCCTGCATTCGGCGATCTAAATGACCCCAAAGATTTTGAGTCCGCCGTCAAGCGCACAACCGAAGCAGAGTTCAGAACTAAGCGCTGCAATCAGTGGGTGTCCTCAAATATCGCATGGCTGCCAAATGGACAATGGGAAAAGTTGGAAGCGCAAAAAGAAATAACGGCTGATACGCCAATCGTTTTAGGATTTGACGGCTCATTCTCTGGAGATGCCAGCGTGGTCATTGGAGTAACAGTTGAGGAAAATCCTCACGTATTTCTTATTAAGGCTTGGGAAAAGCAGCCTGATGATGATGACGATTGGCGCGTAGATGCCCTAGATGTTGAAGACACAATTATTCAGACCTGCAGAAACTTTAACGTACAGGAAATTGCTTGCGACCCTTTTCGCTGGCAACGCACAATGCAAGTGCTTGAGGCTCATGGCTTGCCTATTGTGGAATGGCCATCTACTTCTGCAGCGCGCATGGTTCCAGCGTGCGCCAAGTTTTATGATGCAGTGACAGGTGACAAATTAACTCACGACGGAAATCCATTACTTGCTCGCCACATTGATAACGCTGTTGTCAAAACAGATCGGTTAGGACCTAGAATTGTTAAAGAACACAGGGCTTCACCAAGAAAGATTGACGCGGCTGTTGCAAGCGTTATCGCATTTGACAGGGCTACAGTAAGCAGAGAAGAACAAGCAATCCCGCAGTTCTATTCATTCTAGGAGAGAAATGATAACACTCACGCTACAATTATTGGGCGCAAGTCTTATTGCCATTGGGTTAGGATTGATCTATCCCCCATTGGGGATAATTGCGGCAGGCATTTCCTTGTTGCTTGTAGGTATTGCTTTTGAGGTTGGAGATTAATGCTCGGCAGACTTCTACCAAGCGCGGCAGAGAAACGCGCAATTAGTTTTCAGTCCATCTGGGGTGCAGGCGACACGTTTGCTACAACTACGCAGGCTGGCGAAAACATTGATCAGAAAAGCGCAATGCGGATTAACGCATTCTTTGCTTGCGTTCTGCTGATTTCTGACACTATTGCAACGCTTCCAATAGATGCCTTTGAGCGCATCAATGGTGAGCGCGTTCCATTACGACCAAAGCCAACATGGGTTGATAAGCCAGACATTGACCTACTTCGCTCTGAGCATTATCAGCAAGTTTTAATTTCACTGCTTCTTGACGGCAATGCGTTTATTCGCATTTTCAGAAACGAAAGCGGCAACGTAGAAAATCTTGTAGTTCTAGACCCAATGCGCGTACATGTTAATCGCAGGGCTGGCGACAGAAAACTCCAATACATCATTGACGGCGTGAAAGAAAATCCGCTCACTGCATACGACGTAATCCACATTACGGAAATCCGCAAGGCAGGTGCAGATAGAGGCATCAGCCGAGTAGAGGAACTAAAAGATAATCTTGGTCTGAGTGCAGCACTGCAATCTTTCGCAGCGCGATTCTTTGGACAGGGCGCAAGCACAAGTGGAATTATTGAATACCCTGCATCACTAAACGAAGAACAGGCTAAGAGTCTGGTTGCAGCATTTGACAATAAGCATTCAGGTTTCCGCAAGGCACATAAGACAGGCCTGCTTACTGGCGGCGCTAAGTTTGTTCGCACTGGCGTTAATCCTGACGAAGCCCAAATGCTTGAGTCAAGAAAATTAGCGATTGAAGAAATTGCTCGCATCTTTAGAGTTCCGCCACACATGATCGGCGTTACTACTGCAGGCGCTATGTCATACGCATCTGTAGAACAGAACAGTATTAACTTTGTAACTCATACCTTGCGACCATACATAGTCAAAATTGAAGATGCCTATTCGCAGTTATTGCCACCAAGCGCATTCCTAAGAATTAACGTAGATGGATTATTACGTGGCGATTTTCAAACGCGCATACAGGGATACTCAGTTGGCTCGCAGGCTGGATTCTTTTCTACAAACGACATTAGGCGCTTTGAGGATTTGCCTCCCGTATCAGGCGGCGACACTTACAGAGTGCCACTAGCGAATGTTGATTTAGCGGCAGCGTCACTTGTTGAAGTGGACAAGAAAGTAACTATGGCTCAGAAACTTATTAATAGTGGATTTGCGCCTAGCGCCGTATTAGCCGCGCTTGATTTGCCAAGCATGACCCATACAGGCTTGCCACCAAATGCCTTGCAGATGATTGCATCAATAGACCCTGCTAATCCTGAATCAGTTTACGAGGTTTAATAATGGCAATTACATCAGGACAAACAACTGTTGGCACAACCCCAATAGGGATAAATGGCTCATCAAGTAACCCATCTCGCTTGCATGTTCATAATAACGACAATACGAAAACTTTATTTCTAGGTGGAAGCGACGTAAGCATCACTAATGGATTAGCGCTGCAAAAACTGGATAGCATAGAACTGACACTTAACGCTGGCGAAGCGCTTTATGCGATAAGCGCATCTGGCGACCACATAGTTTCTTGGCTAAGGCAGACTTTCTAATGCCTTATTACATTACAGAAAAAGCACAGGGTTGCTCAGGTTGGGCAACGATAAAAGAGGATGGCGAAGTTATTGGATGCCATGCGACAAAGCAAGATGCAGTAGATCAAATGGTCGCAATTTCACTTTCTGAGGATGTAGAAGTTGGCGGCGAGCGCGCATTGCCTAATGAACTGCAGGTTGGTGACTACGTTTCTTGGAACTCATCAGGTGGTCGCGCCAGAGGCGAAATCTTGCGAATAGAAACATCTGGAAACTTAATTGTTCCCGAAACTGATTTTTCCATTTCTGCCACTGAAGAAGACCCTGCAGCACTAATTCAGGTCTATCAAAAGGTGGAGGGCGGCTGGTCCGAAACTGACGTGGTAGTAGGCCATAAGTTTTCAACACTTACAAAGATTGACGATCTTGAAGAACCAGATAATGAGGACATGGATGATGACCGCGCCATTAATCAAGATGCTCCAAGTTACATGCGTGCAGCCGCTAGGCGTGGGCTTGAATACTACGCAGACGGACAGGGCGGCGATGGGCTGGTAGATCGCACTATCCGCGAAGCCCGTCTTATGGCACAAGGCCAAGTATCTGACGATAAGTGGATTCGTATTGCAGCATGGATTGCTCGTCATTTGGGTGATCTAGACTCACCTGATGCGAACCCTAGTTCCGATAATTACCCAAGTGCAGGCGTTGTTGCTCACTTGCTTTGGGGTTCTGGACCTAGTAAGTCACAAGCAAGACGCGCTCTAAATTATGCGCAAAATGTAGTCGAACGCATACGGGCTGAAGAAGAACAAGCACGATGGGCAAGTTTGAATGTAAACTTAAACAATGACGAGAGGATTCCTGTGACCAGTAAAGTAGAGCGCCGAGTAAATCACGTAGAGTTTGATGTGCGCGACATTGACGAAACTTCAAATGGCATGACCTTTCGTGGTTACGCTGCAGTATTTAACTCCCCTAGCGAGCCGCTTCCATTTACTGAGTTCATTCGTGAGGGTGCATTTAAGCGCTCACTGAAATCACGCAATGAAATCAAACTATTTGTTAATCACAATACCGACAGAGTTCTAGGCTCAACACGTGCAGGAACGCTTAGGCTTATCGAGGATTCACGTGGCCTATTAGCCGAGGCAGACTTGCCACCAACTACTGACGGTAAAGACCTATCAATCCTTATGCAAAGAGGTGACGTGAACTCTATGTCATTTGGCTTTAGCGTTCCACCAAATGGCGATAAGTGGATTGACGATAACACCAGAGAATTAAACCAAGTACGCCTGCATGAAGTTTCTATCGTGACTGGTTTCCCTGCCTATCAAGCAACTAGTGCGTCAGTACGCTCGCTGGAACTATTGTCAGAGCGCACTCGTATTAATGCTGACGATCTTGCTGATGCCATTCACCGTTTAGAATCTGGCGAGGATTTAGAGGAACAGCACGCTTCACTTCTAACCGAAGTCGTACAGAAACTAAGAAAAGACAATCAACCAAACCAAGACCAGTTGCTAGAAATTAAGCGTAAGCAGTTGGAACTTATGATGAAAGCGTTTAACTAATGAATGTAGAGTCAGTAAAGAAAGCATTACTGGAAGCCGCAGGCAATCCAGAAACAGGCACGATCTTTGAAATAGCAGAAGATTTATCTAAGGCCATTGTTAAAGCACACTCGCCAAAGCAAGAAGAACGAGTAGTCAAGCCAACAGAAACTCGCTAATAGCGACAATTTTTGTGACATAATAATTATTGGTGTGAGGAGCCTCTGCCATCACCGTTGTACGGAGCCGTCGCGGAAACCAACAACTACAACAACAGGAGTAAAGCCATGTCGGCTGAATACATTAAGGCGCAACTAGAAGCACGCGCCACCGCTTGGGAAGAAGCCAAATCACTTCTTGACCACGCCGCAAACGAAAAGCGCGATCTAAGCGCTGAAGAAAACCAAACTTACGACCGCATCATGGAAGACCTTGATAAGCGTTCCGCAGTTATCGAACAGATGAAAGAAGTATCTGCTCGTGAAGAACGTGCAGCCGAAGCCATGCGTGGATTTGAAGCACAGGCACGACCAGAAGCAGCAGCAACAGTTTCAACTGATGCTGACACAATTCGTGCAATGGCACGTGGAGAAATCCGCTCATTCGACTTTGAAAAGCGCGATGTTCTAAAGACCAGCACTGGTTCTCCAGTACCGACCTCTTTCTACGATCAGGTTTTGATGCTTGCTCGCCACGTAGGTCCAATGCTTGAAACTTCAACAGTTCTTAACACTTCAGGTGGAGAGAACCTACAGATTCCAAGTTTGGCTACTTACAGTTCAGGAACTGCATTTGCAGAAGGAAGCGCAATCGGCGAGTCCGATCCAACTTTCAATGCGTTTGTAACTCTTGGCGCATACAAGTATTCATTCCTAACTCAAATGTCACGTGAGTTAATCGAAGATGCTGGTGTTGATGTTCTTGGATTCCTTGCAGAGCAGACTGGTAACGCACTTGGTTACTCAGTAAATGCTGCATTGACAACTGGAACTGGCACTGTTCAGCCAAATGGTCTTATGACTCGCACAAGCGCAGGCGTAACTGGTGGAACTGGCGTTGCAGGCGTATTCACTGCTGATAACCTAATTGACTTGGTTTACAGCGTTGATGTTGCAGGCCGTCGTCTAGCAGGAACTGGTTGGCAGATGAATGGCGCAAGCATTGGCAAGGTTCGCAAGTTAAAGGACTCTGCAGGTCAGTACCTATTCAGCCCGTCACTATCGGCTGAAGCACGCGACCTATTGCTTGGATACCCAATCTACGAAAACCCAGCAATCGCTGATACCGCAACCTCTGCTAAGTCAGTTGCATTCGGACACTTGCCGTCATACTACGTTCGTACCGTAGGCGGCATTCGTCTTGATCGCTCTGATGATTTCGCTTTCTCAAACGATTTGGTTACATTCCGTGCAACCATTCGCGTTGATGGAAACCTAATCCAGACCAGCCACATCAAGCACTTTGTTGGTGCTGCTTCCTAATTATTCATTAGGACAAAAGTGTCCCCCCTCCGAGAGCGCAGGCTTGGAGGGGGGACTTCTTTATTTACAGGTCGCGCATCATTTCATCTAGCGCTTCGATATCTAATGACTCGTCGGTGTACGAGTATCCGTCGGGGGTATGGCCTAGCCCGTTTATGTAAACAAAGCGCTGGTATGGATTTACGGCAGCCATTGGATCTTTGTTGTCGGCTGCGTATGACATGAATCCGCGTGCCTGCTCATAACGCTCAGCGTCATTGTTAATCCATAGAGCCACATTCCAAGTGGCTCGGTTTTTCCAACCGTTGTAGTCGCTCATTATTCTGACTCCTTTTCTAACATTGCTGGCGCTGCATCACAAGCAACGCATGGCATGGTCGCGCCAAAGTCACTCCAAGGAACTTGCTGTTCCTCGAAGCACTCTAGGCAGATTACTGATTCCGTTGTTGGCATTTTGATTTTCATAATTAAACCTCGCATACTTCACAGTTAGGGTCAACGCAGTAGGTAGGTTCATTTTCTTTCACGTAAGGTGTGATGCTCGCTGGGAATGCTTTAGGTGGTGCAGCGACCGCGTACTTAACAGCGCTCATCAAATCGAAGCGATACTTACCAACTGTCAAACGTGCAACGCTTGAATAATCAACAGCCACTCCAAGGCCGAAGCAAAGGTTTTCAAATTCCTGCTCGGTTAAGTAGTCGCCATGACCTGCTTCCTTAAAAGAAATCCATAGGTCGAATGCTAGGGCTTTCTGTGCTTGCGTTAGTTCTTTCATTTTGGCCTCCTTTGCCTGCAGCCCCTGTTGGCTACCCTCTAAGTATCGGGGGTTTTGTATTACATGTCAAGGTTCTGGATAGCCTGCAATTACTGGGGTTTTGGGATAGGCTGAGGCCGTATCTGGAAAGGGGTGCAAATTATGGGCATGACAATCGGGTGGGCTTCCAACGCTCCTTGGGCTGCTACTGGCTATGGAACTCAGAGCGCTCAGGTGATTAGTCGCATGAAGAAAGCAGGACATGATGTTGCTGCTTTAACTAACTATGGATTAGAGGGTGGCAAAACTGTTTGGAATGAAATCCCAGTTTATGCTCGTGGTTCTGACCCATACTCTAACGATGTAATTCCTGCACACATGGCTGACTGGATAAATCAAAACTCATCAGAACAGCCGCACGCTTTAATCACGCTTTACGATGCTTGGGTTTTCAAAGGCAAGCAATGGGCAGACTTTAATGTTGCAAGTTGGGTTCCCATAGATCACATGCCAGCGCCGCCATCAGTTGCGGCTTGGTGCAGACAAGACTTCGTGACACCTATTGCAATGAGCAAATACGGAAAGGCAATGCTGGAGAATGTAGGAATTGAATCTCTTTATGCGCCGCACGCTATCGAATCAGTATTCAAACCAACACAACTGGTTAAGTTAAATGACGGCAGTTCAATCACCGCTTGGGAGTATTTACAAATCCCAAATGATGCTTTCGTGGTTGGCATGAATGCAGCCAATAAAGGTGTCTATCCAAACCGCAAGGCTTTCGGGGAGAACATTTTGGCCTTTTCTATGTTTGCTCAAAATCATGATGATGTAATGCTTTACTTGCATACTGACGCAATGGGTTCGCTAGGCGGCATCAAATTAAGAGAACTAATTATGAGTTGTGGAATCCCTGAAAATAAGGTCGTATTTGTTGAGCCTTACTCATACGCAACTGGAATCCCGCAAAACGTACTGGCCGCTATCTACACCGCAATGGACGTGCTGCTTGCTACTTCCTATGGCGAGGGCTTTGGCGTTCCTACTATTGAAGCGCAGGCCTGCGGCACACCAGTAATTGTTTCAGACTTTGCAGCATCTAAAGAACTTGTTGGTGACGGCTGGTTAGTGGGTGGACAGCCTCTCTGGGATGCGCCACAAACTTCATGGTTTCACGTGCCATCAGTGCCAGAAATTGTTGATGCTCTAGAACAGGCGTACAACAGGGGCAAAGGCCGATCAAAGAAAGCCACTGAGTTTGCAAAAGATTATGGTGCTGACGCAGTATTTAACAATCACTGGAAACCCATACTCGAAACACTTAGCGCTAAATACGAAAGTCGTGTCGTAGAATAAAGACATACTTTAGGAGTTTTCTTGGCAATCACAAATGGCTACGCCACACTTGCACAGGTTAAAGCGGCATTACGCATCAGCGATAACGTAGATGATTCTCTGTTAGAAATGGCAGTCGAATCTGCGTCACGCGCTATTGATGGGTACGCAGGCCGATACTTCTATTCCTCTGGCTCTGCCGTGCGCTATTACGCTGCAGAAGATGATTATGTCGTGCAGGTTGATGATTTATCCAGCGCAAGCATTACTTTGCAGACAGCCAACAACAGCGACGGCAACTTCGTTTACACGTGGGGAACAGCCGATTATCAACTAGAACCACTAAACGGAAACGCTGATGGCATCGTAATCCCGTACACACGCATCAGGGCAGTCGGTCAATACATCTTTCCGATAGACGGCGGCGAAGCGCTAGTTAAGGTCACTGGAACTTTTGGATGGGCGAGCGTGCCAATCGCGATTACTCAAGCATGTATCGTGCAGGCCTCACGCTTGTTTAAGCGACTTGACAGTCCCCTCGGTGTGGCTGGCTTTGGAGACCTTGGAGTCGTGCGAGTAGGCAGGGCTTTAGACCCAGACGTTGAGCAACTGGTAAGTCCGTATCGCCGAATGCGAGGCTTTGCTTAATGGCAAACATCAGCGCGCTCAGAACGCGACTTGCTGCCAATGCTGCAACGATTACTGGTCTGCGTACAGCCGCCACTATTCCAGACAATCCGAATCCTCCGCTCGCCGTAATCGTTCCATCAAGTCTTA